GATTACTTACAACGTGAACTTAAACATTTAGAAGATGGCGAAAAGTAATACATTTGCATTAGCATCAGAAACTAAATTAAAATTAGTTGCAACACATAAGAAAACTTTTACTACTTTTGAAAAGGAAATTACTTATAGTGAATGGATTAACTTTAAAAAAAATAAAGATTATTATTATTTAACATATCAAATATGAAATACTTATTATTGTTAGCAGCTTATGAATTTATAAGAAGTAAATTAATATGGTTATGGTATTACTTAATTAAAAAAGGAAGCAAATGAAACTAAAAGATAAAGCAAAAGAGTTAGTTGATAGATATAATGAATTATTTACATATCCGACACAAAAAGATAAAAAATGTGAATTAATAGCATTTGAGTTGCATTTGGAAAAATTAGCTAAAATGAAATTAATATTTTCGGATAGAGAAATTCATTATAAATATTGGCAAGAAGTTAAACAAGAAATAGAAAAATTATAATGGCAGATATATCAATGTGTACAAATCAATTTTGCAAATCTAAAGATTATTGTTATACATTTACTGCAACACCAAATAAGTTTAGACAAGCATACGCAGATTTTACTTGTGAGGATGATGAAATAAATTGCTCCTACTTTTGGAGTAATGGTATTGACTCTATCAAATGTAAATTAGGCGGAGTTAAACGTGATGGCGAAATATGTAATTTAGATTACTGTAGCTATCCTAAATGCATCCAGGATAGTTACTGCCTTAAATGTCACCAAACTGATGGAATACATAAAATGGGATGCTCAACAAGAAAAATAATATGAATCCAAACGAAAAAGCAAGGGATTTAATTACTAAATTTAATCACGAATATGATGCAGATAAAAAGGAATATATTTTGTACCAGGATGTTGCAGAGAGCATACGTTGCGCTTTAATAGTTGTTGAAGAAGTCAGAACATTTCATAACAATTTATTTTATGCTTCTAAAAACAGTATATTTGATATTTATTTGGATAAAGTAAAAGACGAAATTGAAAAATATGAAAATACAAAGATTTAAACCTATCGTAAGAATAAAAAGAGTAATGAATTTTTACTACATTCGTGGAATTAATTCAGAGCGAATTAACAATTTATATAAAAAAATATTAACAAGAGAGCAAGTAAAATGCCAAAACCAGGAACAATAAATAACCCTTTAGGAAAAGGAGGATTTGCAGAAAACCCACAAAATAGATCCCGAGGAACTTGGAGTAAAGATACTTCAATTAGCTATTGGTATAATTATTTAATTAGATTAGATATAGAAGCTTTTAGAGACTTTCAACCTGGAACAATGGCTCAAGAGTTAGCTTATGCTGCTGTTTTAGAAGCTAAAGAGGAATTAGCATATTTAAAAGAAGTAACAGACAGAACAGAAGGCAAAGCATCACAAGCAATAGATGTTACTTCGGATGGAAACGAATTAAAGCAAACTATTATTAAGTGGGGCGATAACGAAGTTAAAGTTTAATGGAGTTAACACCAAAGCAAAGTGAAGCAATGGCAATGCTCCAATCGGAGCAATACAACTTTATTTTGTATGGTGGCGCAATTAGAGGCGGAAAATCTGTTTGGGGTTTATCCGCTTTGCTTATTATGTGTGAGGTATTTCCAAACTCCAGGTGGTGCGTTATTCGGGAGGATATGGAAAAGATACGAACTACAACAATACCTTCGTTTCGTAAGATTGAGCCAAGCGGAACCGTTAGGCAATCACCTTATGAATATCACCATCCTAATGGATCAGTTATATTATTTAAATCCGAAAACTACTCACAGGATAAAGACCTTGACTGGATGAAAGGATTGGAGGTAAACGGCTTTTTATTTGAGGAAATTAACGAATGCCAACAGCAGACATTTTATAAGGCATTTGAACGAGCAGGCAGTTGGATCATTAAAGACAGCATACAACCCAAGCCAGTTATATTGGCAACTTGCAACCCTACATTTGGATGGGTTAAAACTTTAATATATGACCGTTGGAAAAATCAAACTTTACCTAATGAATGGGTTTATATTCCCGCAAAGATAACAGACAACCCTTATTTGCCACAGGCATACCTTGACAACCTTAAAAATTTACCAACGTTTGAGTATATGGTGTTTGTAGAGGGAAATTGGGACATACAACTTAAGACAGGAGGCGAGTTTTATAAATGTTTTGAAATTGAGCAGCACGTTAAGCATACAAACTATAACCCGGCATTGCCTTTGCATATTTCCTGGGATGATAACGTTAACCCTTATTTACCTTGTGGTATATTCCAAATTGAAGGTAAGGAGTTACAAATGATTGATGAGATAAGTGGGGTATCACCAAACAACACAGTTAAGGCGGTATGTAATGAGATTATTCGTAAATACCAGGGACACGAAAGCGGAATGTTTGTGTATGGTGATGCTACAGCCAACAAATCAGATACTAAATTGGAACACGGTTATAACTTTTATAGGTTAATATTAGACAACTTGGCGCAATTTAAACCAAGAAACAGAGTGCAAGCGAGCAATCCTAGTGTTGTGATGAGAGGTAACTTTATTAATACTATCTTTGAGAAGAATTTTGATGGCATTAGAGTTATAATAGGTGAAAACTGCAAGACTGCAATAAGTGATTTTGTAGCTTTAAAGGAAGCAAGCGATGGGACAAAGTTGAAGGAAATGGCCACAAATCCACAGACAGGAGCCAGGTATCAAAAAGTTGGGCATTATTCAGATTTATTTGATTACATTTGTTGCACTGCTTTTAGTGTTGAATTTCAAAATTATCAACGAGGAAGTAAAAGTCTAGGAATTTCAATAGGTAGAAACAAATCAAAATCGGGATATTAAAATATGTACTACATAGTAAATAAAAAAACGGGGCAGATTGCTAATTTTGTGAAAGTTAAAGAAGCTGCTAGGTATATGAAAGATTTAAAACAAGATTTTTCAGCAGTTACCAAAGATGAAACCATAGAACTTTGTAATATATTTGCAAGGTATAAGAATAAAATAAGCATCGATTATGAGTTACCTAAATAATAAAGATTTTCTTTTATTGATACAGGATGTTAACCTGCAACAAATAATCAATGAAAATGAGGCAATCAGACAACAGGCCGAACTAACAGCGATTGGTGAGGCACGTTCCTATTTAATTCAAAAGTATTTATTTGATGAGGAGTTGGCTAAAACAGGAACCGCAAGAGATCCGCAACTATTAAACTACATTATTGATATTGCTTTATATCACTTACATAGCAGAATTGCTCCTCGAAACATTCCAGAACTACGCATAACTCGTTACGAGAATGCAATAGCTTGGCTTAAAATGTGCGCTCTTGGTGAGGTAACTCCTAAATTAACAGTACAGCCAACAACAGGTCGATTTATTCAATGGGGTAGTAACGAAAAAAACACAAACATTTACTAAATGGCATCAATTAAAAATATACTACCAAAAGGTTTTCTTTGGTTTGGGCAACCAAATGTACCGAACATCTTAAGCAGCGAAGAAGCTAAATCGCATTTATCAAAAACAACACTTCCGATAAGATTAGCACGTATAAAGCAAGATACCCTATCTTGGCGAACAGCTTGTGAAGAAGCAGAGAGACCTTTTAACCCTTTCAGAGTTAGAATGCAACAAATCTACATCGATACAATTTTAGACGGTCACGTTAAAGCTTGTGTTGAACGTAGAAAGGATTTGACAATGTTAAGAGATTGGCAAATTGTAAATGCCAAAGGTGAGGTTAACGATGATGTTGCAAAGCTTATAGATAAACCCTGGTTTAATCGTTTTATATCACATTCACTTGATACTTTATTTTATGGTTATTCTCTAATAGAGTTAGGGGATTGTATGAATAATGAATTTAAAGATTTGAAAGTTACAAAACGTTGGTACGTTTCACCGGATCGTTATGTAGTTTCTAATATGGCTTACAACTTAAGCGGTACACCATTTAAGGATGAACCTTGGAGCGATTGGCACGTTTACTTAAGTACTCCAAATGATATTGGTACAAGTGATAGCGGATATGGTTTGTTTTATGAGGTGGCTATTTATCAAATATTTTTAAGAAACATTTTAGGTTATAATGGTGACTTTTTAGAGTTATTCGGCCAACCTATTAGAGTAGGAAAAACCAACAAAACAGAATTAGTAGAGCGTGAGAATTTTGCAGCTGCTTTAGAGAATATGGGTAGCGCAGGTTGGGTGCTTATGGATGCAATTGATGACCAAATTGAACTTATTGAAAGCGGTAACGTTGGTAGTTCTTGGCAAGCTTATAGCAACTTTGAAAAAAGATTGCAAGGTTTAATATCAAAGCTTATTTTAGGACACGCTGATGCGTTAGATAGTACAGCGGGTAAACTAGGAGCAACACAGGGAAAAGAAAGTCCTAGCGAGCAAGCAATGGAAGACAAGCAGTCAAAGGATGGTGTATTTATAATGGATGTTATAAATTCAGAGTTATTCCCTAGATTGCGTAAATTTGGTTTTAATATACCGGATGAT